AGCCTAAAAATACCACAACATATAAGGCTTTGCAAGCGGTACACCCCTATATATTGTGGCTTTTAGGTTTAGTTATATTAAACTTTGCGTTTAGAACGGTCGTTTGAACACTTCGATATTGTTACTTGTAAGGCTTTGAGCGTATAGAGCAAGCATAGCCATACCGTCAGGAACGTCATCGTGAGCGTTCTTACCCTTAAGGGTATAGGATGTAAGGAACGACAGCATCCGCTTGTACTCCCTGTTATTGCCTACAACCGATTTGTCCTTGAATAAGACGTGCTCTTTGACCCAAGGGCTGTTTACGATGATCTTAGTTTCCTTATTGGCGGTCGTATATTTGGTAGTAATCTTAGTCCTACCGCCTCTTTCCTTGACAGCCCCCTGTATCTTTTCCGCTATGCGTCCTCCTGCGGAATTGCTCTCAAACTGACACATTTGTACTTTGTGCTTCATCAAGAGGTTTACAAGCATTGCCTCTACCGCCTCAGGCTTGCCGTCATTACAGACGCAATCCTCCAGGTAGTAATCATTCCCGTACTGATAGACAACCGGCATAAACTCAAAGTCCTTGCCCTTATCCTTAGTATCACAAACGGCAATGATAGCATCGGGTTCATTCTCTGGCAATTCAAAGTACCGTCTTAACTCTACCTCAGCATAGAGCTGTCCCTCACGCTCAATCGGTCTATTACGGTACAATGCGGAAAACGTAGCCTCGTCCATATCTTGTTCAAGTCTCTGCAACGCTTCTGTGGTATAGCCAAGGTTGTACGGATAATCAAAGTTAGAATTGCCGTCAGCATCGTAGCAATCTACCTCAATGAACTCAGCCCTGTCATCTTCCCCATATCGGTCATACAAACGCCCTATAATGTCTCTGACCGACCAACGTGTAGCGATATGCAATTCTTTGCATCGTCCTATCTTACGCTGTAAGAGGTCGCCTGTATACGTTCCCCACAGTGATTGTAGCCTGTCCTCGGATAATGCTACGTCCATACCACTAATCAGGTCATCACAGTAAAGAAGCGACTGAGCACGGACACGTCCGGCATTACCTGCGCCTATCGTTGAAAATTGGAATGTAGCAAAACGCTGTTCATTCTCCAAGTCGATCATATAGTTTTTAGCATCTGTATTAACTACGGGCGAAGTAGGGAATATCTTAAGGAAACGATACTCGCTGTCCTTTCCTACTATCTTAAGTATCTGTTCATAGGCCCCTTTGATGAATGAAGCATTATGTGAGACTGTCAGCATTCCCTTGTCGGGCACATTGCCTCCCCACCACGTCAGGAAGAAGAAAGCAAGTGTAGACTTACCGATACCTGGCGGAAGAGATATACACAGCAAGTCTAATTCATCCTCGTATAGTCTCTGCAACTGTATTGCCAATGGCTTAAGTTGCTTACGTCTCGGTGCGTAGAACTTCTGCTCCGGCGCACGATCCCACTCAAGGTATAAGCAATAACTGTCAAAGTCATACGGTGCTAAGGTATAAAGCAACTCTTCGTGTGCCTTAAAGAAGTCTCGCATCAACTCTATGTCACATAGACGGGGCACAAGCCTACCCAAATAGTCAGACAGCCACCGCCCGTGAGCAATCGCTGTCTTAACTGATTTTTCGTTCTTAGTGCCCTCACGGATCATTGCTATATAGTCATAGCACGTCCGTATGTCCCTATTAGCCTTGAATGAGGTCTTGATAGCATTAAGTATCTCAGGAATGTTCATTCTTCGTCCTCCGTCAGTTTGAATTTGGTACGATACTTTCCCTTTTCTCTGATAACGCACTCATACCCCATAGCATCAAGAGTCCTGAGGAACGGCTTAACCTTGTAGTCCTGATCTCGGTAGAACTTAACGGCTACGCTTGCCCTGGACTTGTAGCCCATTCGGTTAGCCAACTCCGCATTACTTATCTTCTTTTTCTTCATCAACTTTTTGATTACTTGCGCTGCTGTCATTGATAACCTCCGTACTTATTAGTTTGCCTGTACCGATATTCCGTAAGCATTGCAACTCCATGTGATGTAACTCTTCTTCCGTGCCCTCATATCGGGTAGTAACGATTATTGCGCCTGAAAGGTCTTTCTTGTAGGTCGTTGTTATCTTCATGCTTTATCCCTCATATCACGCCCACAGTACGGACAGTAGTTGTATGCCGATATCTTATACTCTCTGAGACAGCGGTTACATTGCATCATGTCTCCCCTGTATATCCATGAGCCGTGATCTATCGGCTTGCCACCTGTAAGAAGATAGTCAGCGGATACCCCAAGGTAGTTAGATAGCGTGAAGAGCACCTGTGCTGACGGTACGTTCTTACCGTGACTGTAATTGCTTATCTGTGCGCCTGTAAGCCCTGTATCCTTAACGATAGACTTAACGGTCACATTCTTACCGTCTATCGTCTTTCTTAGGACTTCTGGTAGTTTATATTCGCCCATTCTTTTTATTCTCCTTGAGCCACTTGTTCATTTCCTTAGCATACTTCTTACTAAGTTCATCTTCTTTGTCTTGATATCGTTTGTAACACTCCCCACAAAAATCAGCAAGTGTATTACAAACTGTCGTGCGATAACCACTCTCGCCTATATCCTTACCGCATAAATCACATATTCTCATTGCCTCTATTCTCCTTATATGATGTGCGCTTGCAACTCTCCATGATACTAATACCGTCTCTGTAAGTCTTAGGCGGTTCATAGAACGGGCAGTCCGATCCGTAGCACTCCATAAAGTGCTCAAACTTATTATTATCTCTTTCTACTACTGTCTTTCTAAACGGGCACTTCACTTTTCATCCTCCTGTTCTAATACAGCTTTTACCGCTGTCAATAACATATCCATCTTTCGTATTGCGTACTCAACACCTTTACGCCCTTTCAAATACTCTGTGAAGTCGTTGTAGCATTGGGTATAGCCGTCCACATACGCCTTGATCTCGCCCTCCGTTCGTCTATTCATTCTCTTATCCTCTCCAACTGAATAACATCTTTAAGAACCTCCAATAGTTCCACAATTGTATGATTTTTAAGAAATTCTTTCATCGCTTCATAGAGATTATTCGTAACTTGCTCGTCATTTGCCTGTAACTTGCCGATTGCCATATCAATGGCATCGTACACATTTTGTGTATTGCCGCCCATCTCAAGGTCAATATGGCTCTGTGCTTCCTTGAGATATTCAATCGCTTCTTTGTTAGTCATTCTCTGCCTCCTTTCATACCCTTTGAAAGAAATGTTCGTAAATTTTGAAAAACGAACAAATCCAAACTGATATAAAAACATATATGCCTAAGACTAAAATAGCAAAACTCATTCTTCTACCTCCATTCTCGCTCCGCATTTCGGGCAATAATCAAAATTTGCTTTTCCCATAACGGTAGGCATATCTTTAACAATCTGCTGACAAATCGAACAATGCCAACCATTTTGACAACTGTAATACCACTCGCCTGTCGGTCTGTCCGCACTTGCTTTTCCACTTTCATAAGCCAATACTTGTGCCATGTCAGGTGTAACTGTCGGGGCTTTGTTGATTAAATAATCTTTGAATAATCCCCACATATTGAGCATATCGGTTGAATATGTATGCCCGTATTGTGAAACGCTATCGTCAATCCATTTAATTAAAGCATTACGGCTGATTAAATCATTATTCATTCTCTGCCCCCCTTGTAAGGTTTAGGACAGGGCATCCATGCGTAAACGCTGTCAACAGCCACGTCATAGAACCTGTAACCGTACTTTTCGCTATACATACAGGTCGTCTTAAGGACTCCTGATCTTGCCTTGCCGTCAGCACTATATACCTTATAGGATACAAGCACTTCCTGACCTTCCTTTGGCATAGGGCAATCAAACTCCTTTCGAGAACCTACCCACTTACCGCTAATAGGTGTCCACTTGCTCATAACATCACCTCCCGAACTTAGTAAGCGCATTCCAATTATCGGCTGCCTGTAAAGCGGACATACCGCAGGACGTGCTGATCTTGCACCGGTCACAGGCAAAATAACTCTTCTGATTGTCTACCATATACTGTCTTACCATATCGCCCTTACCGCATACAGGGCAGTTCTTAATCTTAATTTTCCTCATTCTCGTTTAACCTCCTTAAAATCTCTTCCAGGTCCGAAGCATCTACTGTCATACTTCCTACTTCCTCAGGAACTATCATAGGATCATTGATAGCCATATATACCGATGTTTCTAACATTTGTGTTGCCATATCTTCATCTACTCCGAAGTTGTCTATTGCAGCTGACTTGACAGCGTTGATAACAAACATCATATCGGTAAGTAAGACTTGCATATCGCCCTCTAACACTACCTGTCCATTCTCAGACTTAATCATTGTCCACCTCCGGCAACCAATACTTAGACACTCTTGCTTTTGATCCGTCAGCACATGTTACCTCTATTAACTCTGAACTGATATTGATACCTGCCTTACGCATATCACATATCCTTGAAGCAAGCCGGAAAATGCCAAGGCTTAATGCCTCCCTCTGGGTAATGGCCCCGTTGACTTTCATGTACTGCAATATCTTTTCTTCCTGTTTCATACTTGTATCCTCCTTTTTATTCTAAACTGAAATAGTTATCACCTACACAGGCATACGGCTCAAATCCTGGCATAAAAGACACACAGTTGAAGTACATAACGTATGGCGCATCACCTGTGGCTAATCGCCTGTG